GTAGGGCGTCATGGCTGACAGCACGGCGTTAATGGCGTCCTCCTCCACCCAGCCTGCCGGCAGCCAGGTATTGACCACAGCAGCATTGACAGCCGTGTCATACTCCGAGGCGAATATCTCCACGTAGGTATCCGTGGCGTTCTGCCGCCCAGACTTGAAGTAATTGATCTGGCCGTTGAACAGGTCACCATACTGCTTTGATGGCTCCTGGTAGCCGCCCTCCAGGTGAACCTTGACCAGCTCCTTCATACCATTGAGGATTTCGTCATTCGGGTTGTATATCTTGATGCGTGCTATGCTGGGCACAAGCAGCCACTGCCGGTCAACGTGGAACTCGAAGTCAAGCAGGGAGAGGTCCAGCGCCTTGCTGCCGGTCGGATTGCCGATCGACAACTTCCATTTGCGCATCCATAGCTTCTCACCCTCCTTCGCCTGCCCATCGCTGGGCGAGCTGGTGGCGGTGACGTTAGACTTCGCCGTAGCCGGCAGCGGAGGAGGTCCACCGGCAGGCGGTATCGGCGGTGTGGGCAGGGTGACGCCACCGCCTCCTGAGCCGCCATCAGCGTAGGGGACAATTCCACTCACCGGCGCGCCCTGTCCTCAGCTGCCTGCTGCTGGCGTGCCTTGTTCTCCTCGCGCACGGCAATGGCATCGTTCGCCCAGGCGACATGCTCAAGGTCAAGCGTGCCGTCAATCAGGCTTTCCATCCTGCACATACCGTTCATCACAGGCGCCATCAGGAACCCCTCGTCGTCTGGCAAACTCATATAGGTGACGTCTGCTGCATCGCGGGAGGAGGCGAGAGCGGGGTAGTCCCTGCTTCCTGACGTGATGCGGTAGCGAAAAAACCGCCAAGGTTCTCCTGGATGACTTCCCAGCAGATGGTCATCAGATCGCCGATGCTGAGGTCTTCATACTGATCCCGGGCGCCGACGAACAGAGGCGGGCCATACTGGCTCGTGCCGTTACCACCTGAGATGCGCCGCCTGGTCACCATGAAGCAGCGGTTGACCAGGGCATCGACATCCTTCTGGTCCATCTTCGAGAAGGCCTCGAAGAAGGGTATCATCAGTGCTATGCGCCTGGCTGCTTCCTCGCCAGACACATCCATCATTGCAGCATGCGCCATGGGACCAAACAGAGGACCAAGGCCACGCAGCAGATGCAACTGATCCCGCGCATTCATCTTCTCCGTGCGGTAGTAGTTCCCGCCGGTTTCAAACTCAGCCATGAATTATATCCCTACTGAGCCATCGCCCAGGATGCCGTCGATCGTGCCGGCGTGGAATGTCCACTCCTGCGTGCCGCCGTCCTTGGCGTAATTGACGTTGGGCCAGCGCACGAAGGCGCACTGCCGGCAACTGATCTGATCGCCGCGAGCCGGATCAGAGATGACGATCGTGTTGTTCCCCCAGAGTGCCGAGGACACGCGCTGCAGGTCCAGCATCACCGACAGTTGCTGGTTGGTGGGAGAGGTCTTCAGGAAGCGGATGGTGACTGTGCCGCCGTTGCCGGCGTGCAGGGAGTGCATCACACTGCCGTCCGCGCCGATGGTCATCGTGTTCTTGTCCTCGACCATAGCGATCGAGATGCCTTCCTCAGAATTTCCTGAGCCGTAGCCGAGCGAAAAGCTGCCGCCGGGTCCGACGATAGAAGCGGCCACGTCAATGAAGCTATAGGTTGCCATGGGTCTTGTCCCCTTTCAGTTTGCTCGCGGAACCCTTCCGCAACTTAGCCAGTTCACGACTGACACGATCCGTTTTGCGCCCCAGGCGCAGAGCGATCACCTCTGTCGTCAAGCCCTGGTCCGCCAGCTTGAGCATGCGCTCGCGCTCAGCGTCAGTCCAGTAGTTGGTATGGGTCATTCGCGTTTCAGGCACGACTCAATGATGCGCTGGATCATCTGGTTGCGCAGGTCCGTATTGTGCTGGAACACGTAGGCGGCAACACCCATGAAGATGATGTTCATGATGATAAGCAACAGGAAAGCCGGCGGCAGGGCACGGATCAGCTTGTCGCTGATGCCTGCCACCAAGCCATGCTTACCGTTGCCATTGCCGTTCGTAGCCATCGAAGTATGGCCAGGTGCATATGCACCTGGCCACCAGTTCCTACTTGGGCTGCGCGCCGGTCGGCGGCATCCCAGGCTTCAGGCTCGGATCGACTGCCACATACCTCCACCCCAGGCTCGGGCAGTAGCACAACATCCAATATGTTTTGGGCTGGATCGGATTGCTGATGTCGCCACCCTGGCCACCTGGCAGGCTGTTGTCGGGCAGCCCGCTGCCACCTGGCAGAGTGTTGTCCACGCCGGGCTGGTCTCCTGGCAGCCCCGCATCGGGGCGCGGTGGGCGACCGGGCATCGGCCCGCCACCTGGATGTGCCGGCAGGCCAGGACTGGGCCAGATGGTGCCAGGCTGCACCGGCAGGCTGTTGTCGGGCAGCACCGGCACAATCGGATGGCCCAGGCTCGGAGGCGGCCAGATGCCAGGAGGAGGTGGCGGCAGGCTGTTGTCAATGCCAGGCTGCTGACCTGGCAGGGAGTTGTCGATCGATCCACCCTGCCCGCCAGGCAGGCTGTTGTCAGGCTGACCGCCTTCGACGATGTTCAGGTAACCCCGGACGTAAGGCATATGCAGTCTCCTAACGATTGACGTTGACGATGACGTTCGCGAAGTGCACAGCTCCTGCCAGCTTAATGCCGGCCTGGATGGTGGGGGCGATGCGGGCTTCGCGGATAGCCTGCGGCTGGCTCTCCACCAGAGGCGCCCAGACATAGAACCCCTTGGGCAGCATCTGTCCATACTTGATCTGGCCAAAGCCCGGGGCGTTCCATTGCCCGGGGGCGATCATACCGTTGACTACACCCTGCTGAATGGAGTTCTCCACCGTTGCCACCAGGATATGGATGCCCTGGTTGGTCTGGGGGATTTTCGAAGGCGCCGTGTAGAGCACGTTGAACAGATCAGTCTGGATACGGTTAGCCAGCCAGTCCGTGGCATGCCGCTCGTCGAAGAACATACCTGAGCACATCACACCCTGCTGGATGATCGCCACGTCGTTGCTGTAGTAGACGAACACATTGGCCCGCTTGAAGTTGAGCGAGGCTGCCTGCGTCTCCGTCAGGATTTCACCCGACACCCCAGGCTCCTGCTTGAACTTCAGCGTGATGACTGTATCCGAAGCCTCGAAGTCGGTGGTGAAGGCGCGACCATACATGCTGGCCGAGGCATAGGCGCTCGAGGAGGAGAACTGCCCGAAGGTGCGGGTATAGCCCAGTGCCTTCATCTGGCTGAAGATGTCGTTGGCCACCGTGATGTCGAGCGCCTGGGTGTTCTGCGAGGTGAAGCCGAAGATGGAGACCGGGTCACAACCTTCGATGAACTCCGCCACCTCGACATAGTCAGCGTCCGTCAAAGCTGTGGTGACGGCGAACTGCAGGCCATACCACTCAGGGCGTGCGCGCAGTGCCACAGCGCACTGCACAGCGGTCTCGGCAGCGATGCCATTGACCGGTATCGAGGCACCGGTTGCCTGGGTGAGCCTGAGAGGTCCCGAGACATCCGAGCCTGAGCCGGCAGAGCTGGCATAGGTGATGGTCGACGCGGCACCCGAGGAGATGGACTGCACGTTGAAGCGCGTGCCATCGAACCAGACCGAGCCACCAGACAGCGCGTTGCTCAGGATCGTGGCAGCACCGTTCAGGTTGGTGATGCCGGTGAAGTCCATGCCCGCCGAGCCGTTCACCGGCGGCTGCGAGCCAGAGGCGGAGGTCAGCTTGATGGTGGCGCTGATATCCGTGCCAGAGGCAGGTGCCGAGGCGTAGGTGATCGTCGAGGCGGCACCTGTCGTTGAGCTGCGGATAACGAAGGCGCCCAGCGTGTTATTCCAGGAAGCTGAGCCATTGGCCCCTATAGCGGTGTTGATCAGCTCTCCCGCACTAGTCAGCTTGGCCGTTGTATCCGCACCTGTCATAGTCGAGAAGTTGACAGGCCCCACCTGGCGCAGGGTGCCGTTGATGGTCATAGCGAACTGACCAGTGGTAATGCCTGTCAGCGTGGTGACCAGGGCGTCCTGGGCAGTTGGTGTGAAGTTGCCACCGGTCAGGCTGGCCGAGGTTGCCTGCAGAGTGCGCAGCACACCGTCGATCGTGATGGCCATCGAGCCGTTGGTTACCAGCTTCAACTGGTTGAGCAGAGTGATCTGCTGAGCACTCGTCATGATGCCACCATGCAGGATGGCGTTCGAGCCGTTCTGGGCGAACCGGCCCAGGTAGAGGATGGCCGGCTTAGGTGACTGCGAGAAGAACAGCGAGGCTGCGTGATACTCAGGCGCGGAGGTGCCGAAGTCAGTGGCGATCGCTGTCAGCCCGGCATACATGCGCACGCGCTCGTTGACATCGATCACCGGGGAAGGCCCGGCGATGCACAGCGCCCCGAAGTTCCGCAGCGGGGTCGCCACTGGTGACATGTTGATCTGGACGTTCACCACATCCGAAACGGATAGGCCAGGCATAGCAGTGTTCTCCTAGAATGTGTGGGTCAGGCGAAGATCATGACGCGAGCTTCGACGTTCCCGGTTGTGCCATAGCTGGCAAGAGTGTGGGCGTCCTGCACCTTGGCGAGGGTGCCGAGGATAGGTGTGGAAGCAGTCGCCGCGATGATCTGGCTCGCCTGGACCAGGGACAGCACAGCCTCGAGAGTAAGCCTGCCCTGCGCTGCCAGGGTCTGGCCATCCTGGGTGCGGGACAGAGCACCCCCGACCCCCAGTGTCCCGCCTGCTGCCAGGGTCTGGGGCGCCTGGGTAAGCGCCAGGGAGCCGCCGACGACAGGTATGACCGAGCCTGCCGCCACCAGGGTCTGAGCCGCCTGGGTGCGTGCCAGGGAGCCAGTGATAACCGGCAGCACCGTAGCTGCCCCTGAGAGGCTCTGGGGGGCCTGGCTAAGGCCCAGGCTGCCAGACACCACCGGAGTAACCGTGCCCGTCCCGGCGAGGTTCTGGGGGGCCTGGAGAGCCACCAGGGAGCCGCTGATACCTCCCAGCATCCCGCTGGCCGTCAGGGTATCCGCCGCCTCGGTCGCGGCCAGGGTGCCCCTGACCGCTACGCTGCCCGCGGCCAGGAGGGTCTGGGGCGCCTGGGTCAGGGCAAGGCTGCCACCTATCCCAGGGACCACCTGGCCGCTGGCAGAGATGGTATCTGCCGCCT